CTTTTTCATTTCTACAGCCGTTGGATCATCAGATAAACTCATTCGAGTATACATAATCTTTTGTTTTTCTAACAAAAGTTCAAGAGCATCAATATGTTCTGCTCTCTCATCTGGATCCATGCTCCCCAATTGCATTGCATTGGTGTAAACTTCTCTTTGAAGTTCATTAATCTCTTCAAGTTCTTCTTGAATGATTTCAGAATCGAAAAATTTACTCATTGATAATGTCTCTCAGTATTTTTTTAAAGGGGAATATATTAATATTTAGGAAAGGATTGTATTTTTTTATCTTTAAACTGACGGATTCCCACACTGGGTCAGTAAGTTTCTTATCAAAATTTTTTACGAAAGAAAAGACTTTTTCCAGTATGGTAAGCGTTTCTAGCGAGATCTCTCCACCCAGATACTTTTTTAGAATAATTGGGTGTCCCTTCGAGCAATCGAATACTTCGTTCAAGTTTTTCTCCAACAGCAATTCGTTGCTTTGTTCTTTGAATAAGTAAGTCAAACTCTGATTTCTTTTCATCCATTGTGAGTAATTCCTTTCTCCTGAGTTGATGATTTCTCCAATCCATAAGTTTTGTGGATTGTCGGTAGTTGCAAAATTTGATAAAAGAAAATCTATAATTTCTTGGTCCGAATACTTCCTAGAAGTCTTTTCAAACCAATACTTATCTTTTCTTTTATTAAAGGATGTTATAGTGGCTCTTGATTTGCCACCATATTTAAAAAAGTCAAATTTAGGATTAGTAAAATGACTTTTCATAGAAAGATATGTTCTATAAGTCTCAAATGGTGTCACTTTCATTCGTCTTCATCAATTTCACTATCCAATTCTGTAATTTGATCAGCATAAACTTCGGATGTACCTATCCTATAAAGATGTCCTCTATCATCCTCTCCAAGATATTCCAAATCAGGCATATTATGTTCACGCAATATTGCTTGAAGACGATAATGTGT